ATTATTGCTTTTGGTAATACAAAAGAAGTTGTAGAGAAAAAATCAACTGAAGCAATTTTTGCAGCACATGCTTCTGTTTTAGGTGCAGCTGTAGGATACACAATTAGTTAAAATAAAACCATGAAACTTATCACAGAAGAAATTTCTCAAGTCAAATTTATCACCGAAAAGGTTGGTAAAGGAAAAAAACTTTATATCGAAGGTGTATTCCTTCAAGGTGGTATAAAGAATAGAAATGGGAGAATGTATCCTGTTGACATTCTGGAAAATGAAGTCAGAAGGTACAATAAGACTTTTGTGAGTCAAGGTAGAGCACTTGGAGAACTCGGACATCCCGAAGGACCAACTGTAAATCTTGATCGTGTGTCACACAAAATTACCTCGCTCGTTAGAGAAGGTAATAACTTTAGAGGAAAAGCACAACTACTTTCAACTCCAATGGGTAAGATTGCATCATCATTGCTAGATGAAGGAGTCAAACTTGGAGTCTCTTCTCGTGGTGTTGGATCACTTAGAGAAAGTAGTAATGGTTGTAAAATGGTTGGAGAAGATTTTCAATTAGCAACCGCTGCCGACATAGTGGCAGACCCTTCCGCACCAGACGCTTTTGTGAACGGAATTATGGAAGGAAAAGAATGGGTTTGGGAAGGAGGAACACTCCGTGAACAACTCGCAGAAAAAACTGAGAAGCGTATTAATACACTTGTCACTCAAAAAAGATTAGAGGAAAAGAAACTAAGTCTGTTCCAAGATTTTCTAAATAACCTCTAAATGTAAAAGATCTATAAATAAGTATAGATTCTTACGAATTTAAATAAATCCACGGTAACTTTTTACACTAAATGGAAAACATCGAAGAAAATGTAGTCACCAAAGGTGCAGCCAAAGCTGATCCAATGCCTTCATCAGGTATCCCAGTAGAGGATCTTGGTGGTCCTACACCAGAAAACTATAAACCTGATGACGATTCAGCGAAGCTGAAAGATCCAGCATCTACACTTGCACAAGTAAAAGATGTAGTCAATGCTAAAGCTATGAAAGCAGAAGAGGCAGAGACAGAGGATGAAGTTATCGAGGAAGAAGAAGCAACTACTGATGAGGTAGTCGCTGAAGAGGAAACAACAACTGAAGAGGAATCTGAGGAAGTTGTTGCCGAAGCAGAAGAAACTTCTGAGGAAGAAGTCATCGAAGAGGAAGAGGAGAAAATCGACATCGAAGCAGATGTTGCTGCTCTACTTGAAGGTGAAGAACTTTCAGAGGAGTTCCAAAGCAAAGCAAGGACAATTTTTGAGGGAGCAATCAGATCTAAGGTTGCAGAAATCAAAGAAGAATTACAAGAGTCTTATGCAACTGCACTTGTCGAGGAATTAGACAAAATCAAGGAAGGATTAACTGAAAGAGTTGATGGATACCTTGAGTATGTCGCTGACGAGTGGATGCAAGAGAACCAAATCCAAGTGGAAGCAGGACTCAAAACAGAAATGACTGAATCCTTCTTAGAAGGTATGAAGTCACTATTTGAAGAACATTATGTAACAATCCCTGAAGACAAATACGATGTACTTAATAGCATGGTAGATAAACTTGATGAAATGGAATCAAAACTCAATGAGCAAATAGATCGTAATGTTGCTCTAAATCGTAGATTGGCAGAATCCAATGCAGATGGCGTTTTCGCTGCTGTATCTGAAGGTCTTGCAGACACTCAGAAGGAAAAACTCGCTTCTCTTGCCGAAAATGTTGAGTTTGAAAGTGATACAGACTATCGTGAGAAACTAGAGACACTGAAGGAATCTTATTTCCCAAGTAAAACTAGTGCTCCAAAGAGCACCTCTGAGAATTTATCAGAAGAGGTTTCAACAGATGAAGTAGCATCAGTAGATACTACTCCTAGAATGCAAGCCTATTTGGATATCTTATCCAGAGCTGCGAAGAAGTGAATTTAACATTTATTCAAACAATAAACCGTAAGAGGTAAATTTCAAATGCAAATGTATAACACAGAACATTTGCAGGAAAAGTGGGGACCTATCCTCGATTTTGACGGAGTTGATCCAATCAAAGACGCTCATAGAAGAAACGTCACCGCTATCCTGTTAGAAAACCAAGAAAAAGAATTAAGAGAGGAAGCATCATTCCTTTCAGAACAGCCAACAGTAAACACTGGTTCAACAAGTAGTGCAGCAGGTTTCTCTGCTGGTGCAACTGCAGCTGGTCCTGTTGCTGGTTTCGACCCAGTATTAATCAGTCTAATTCGTCGTTCAATGCCTAACTTGGTGGCATACGATTTAGCTGGTGTACAACCAATGAATGGTCCTACTGGACTTATCTTCGCAATGAGATCCAGATTCACTAATCAGAGTGGAACTGAAGCACTATTCAACGAAGCAGATACAGCATTCTCTGGTCAGAATGAAGGTTTCGACCTAACATCTGGTTTCACTGCTACAGGTTCAAACAACGTTGGTTTAGGTACAACTGCTCAGAGTGGTTCAAATCCAGGATTACTTTCTGGTTCTGCTGCTCAGACAAACGCTACTGACTACAACGTTGGTCAGGGTATGACAACTGGAGACTCTGAAGATCTAGGTACAACTGGAGACAACTTCAACGAGATGGCATTCTCAATCGAGAAAGTCACCGTGACTGCAAAGTCAAGAGCTCTAAAAGCAGAGTACAGTTTAGAACTTGCTCAAGACCTTAAGGCAATCCACGGATTGAACGCTGAGGCTGAGTTAGCAAACATTCTATCAACTGAGATTCTTGCTGAGATCAACAGAGAAGTTATCAGAACAATCTATAACGTTGCTGAACCTGGTGCTCAAGCAAACGTTGCTTCTGCAGGAACATTCGACTTAGACACAGACTCCAACGGAAGATGGTCAGTTGAGAAGTTCAAGGGTCTTATTTTCCAGATGGAAAGAGATGCTAACGCAATCGCACAAAGAACTCGTCGTGGAAAGGGTAACATGATCCTATGTTCTGCTGACGTTGCATCTGCATTAACAATGGCTGGCGTATTAGACTATACACCTGCACTTAATGCAAACTTAAACGTTGATGATGCTGGCAACACATTTGCTGGTGTTCTTCAAGGTAAGTACAGAGTATACATTGACCCATATTCTGCAAACAGTGCTGCTAAACAGTACTATGTTGTTGGATACAAAGGTTCTTCACCATATGACGCAGGATTATTCTACTGTCCATATGTTCCACTACAGATGGTTAGAGCAGTTGGTCAAGACACCTTCCAGCCAAAAATTGGATTTAAGACCAGATACGGTATGGTTGCAAACCCATTTGCTGAAGGAACAGATCAAGGTCTTGGTAGAATCAAGGCAAATAGTAACAGATACTATCAGAGAGTTACAGTTACAAACCTTATGTAATAAGATATTACATACACTCAAAGAGATTCCTTCGGGAGTCTCTTTTTTTATGTGTTTTAAATCTATAAATATCTAAGAATAGACTAGTTTTGTCTCATCTTATGAAATCTCTGAATATATTCATAGACGAGGGATCCTCTAAAAAATGTCCAGACGGACAATATTATTGTTTTACGGATAAGAAATGCAAAAAAATTCCGAGAGGATATTTTGTAGGTAGAAGAGGGTATCTTGAACAGGAAAAAGATTCAGAGGAATCCAAAAAGAACGGAAAGAATGGTAATGGAAACGGTAATGGTAATGGTGGCAGCACCAATGGTAACGGTGGCAGTAATGGTGGCGGTAATGGTGGTGGCAACGGTGGTGGAGGAATGAGTGAAGAACTCAATAAAGACGATAAACCATTTGTCAAAAAATTAGTTGGAAAACTCAGGAAAGGTTCTAAAACACACGCAAAACAAGCAGATGATTTAGAAAAAGCAATGAATGAGGAATCCAACCCTCGTATACCTAGAAAGAAAGGACAACCTGCAAATTCTAAAAAACATTCTGATTTATATACTGATGAAAATCCTAAAGGAACTATTCATGGACTCGGTTTTAAGGACGTGGCTACTGCTAAAGCATCTGTCTCGAAGATACGTGGTTCATCAAGATCACATGCTCATAAGATTCAAGCGGCTGTTGCTATGGAACAAAGGGCGAGAGAGATGGGTAAAACCTCTGAAGCGGCCGTTTACCGTAAGTTTATTAACACGATGAAGAAGAAGACCAAGAAGATGAACGAAGATGTGAAGAGAGATGAGTATGGTGATCCAGTTGGTGGGCCAAAGATATCAAAGAAACAAAAAGCAAAAAATCTTGCAAAGAATACACCTGACGAACAGCATACAACCACAACATCAGAGGCAGCAAACCCTGCTCAACAGGCTGCTATCGCAATAAATATGAAAAAGAAGGGTAAAAAACCCAAGGACATGAGTGAAGAAGGTCTACGTGATTGGTTTGGTAAGTCCAGTGGGACAACCAAATCTGGACGTAGAGTGAGAGGATGGGTTCAAGTCGGTGGTAAGTATGATGGGAAACCATGTGCTCGCCAACCCGGACAAAAAACAACTCCTAAATGTGTATCTTCATCAAAACGAAGATCAATGAGTAAAGACGAAAGAGATAGTGCTCGTCGTCGTAAGGTCGCTGCTGATCCCGGTCAACCACAAAAGACAGGTGCAGCAAAACCCACCATGGTATCAACTGACCCTAAGAAAAAAATGAAAGAAAACGTTTCTTTTGCGGAGGCAAAGGACAAAAAAGGTAAGGGTAGTGGCACAAAAGATGCTTGCTACCATAAAGTAAAGTCACGTTATTCAGTTTGGCCTAGTGCATATGCTTCAGGTGCTTTAGTAAAGTGTCGTAAAGTGGGTGCTGCTAACTGGGGTAACAGCACGAAAGAAGAGTTCGTAAAGGATGGAATCTCATTTCAACAGTTTCAGGAAAAGTGTTGGAAAGGTTATGAAAAGAAAGGTATGAAGACCATGTTTGGTAAAAGATATCCAAACTGTGTCAAGAAAGAAGAGACTGAGGTTGTAAGAGAGGATGATATGAAGGGGATGAGCGTCAAGTCCGGTCATAAAAGACCCACAAAAAGTGGGGCTGGAATGACAAAAAAGGGTGTTGAGGCGTATCGCCGTAGAAATCCGGGGTCTAAATTAAAGACAGCGGTGACTACTCCTCCATCAAAACTAAAAGCCGGAAGTAAAGCTGCTAACAGAAGAAAGAGTTACTGTGCAAGAAGCGCAGGACAAATGAAGAAATTTCCAAAGGCAGCAAAAGATCCTAACAGCAGATTAAGGCAAGCACGAAGACGCTGGAACTGCTGACCTATATAATATAACATTTAGGTAATTATTATGCTTTCATTTTTACTACCATTCGCATCAAAAATAATCACAGATGCAGTCGATAAAATTCCAGATAACGAAGAACTGGGAGAAAAACTCATTGGAGTTTGTATTGTTATCCTTAAAAAGGCAGTTAAATTAACAAAAACTGACATGGATGACAAGCTATTGGAACAAGTAGAAAAGGCAATCGTGGCAAGATAAACTGTAAGATTACAGTTTGATAAATATTCATTAGCAAAGAAATTTTAGAAGGAAAAACATGGCACTTTGGGGTAACAACGATAGTAAAGATACCAAGGGCACAGATGGTGGTGTTGGTTTAGTTACTAACTTTAACTACAATGGCACTGCTCACGGGTATGGCAAACTAACTTTGTTTGGTAGCAACACACAGTGGGGCGAAACTGGCCATGCAGATGAGGGAGACGTAATCAGAATCGGTAGAAGAGGTGCAGGTATCAATAAGTATTTTGGTGATGTAGTTGTCGTATCAGTTGCAACAACTGAGAGATGCACAGTTGCAAGCAGCGAATCACTTGTTGGTGCTGGTGTTACAAGTTTGGCAGACTCCAAGTTTCTTGGAACATCATTTACTGTATCTCAGATGCCTGTTT